CCTGGCTGAGGCTGCGCATGTCGATCATCCGCGCGCAGGTCGGGCATCTGATCCAAGGGGCGGCCATGGAACCGCCAACCGGTCGCGGCGCTGATCCGTTCCGATGGGAGAAAGTGTGTTTCGCTACACACTTTTCCTTGCTTCCCGCCAGAGTGTGTGCAATAACACACCCATGGACAGCCGGACGATCATTTCCCTCCTGAGGGCCGACGGATGGTTCCTCGTGAACCAGAAGGGCAGCCACCAGCAGTACAGGCACCCGACGAAACCGGGGCGGGTGACGATCGTCCACCCTCGCAAGGACTTCCCGACCGGGACCTTGAAGAGCATCGAACAACAGAGCGGCGTGAGGCTCCGGTGAGAACCGGAGTCCAACCGCGCCAGACCAAGGAGGGTCACATGGCAACCCGAACCTACATCGCAGTGGTCGAGGAGTCGTCCCAGGGCGGCTACGGGGTCTGGTTCCCTGACCTGCCCGGCTGCGTCTCGGCCGGCGATGACCTGGACGAGGCCTGCACCAATGCGGTCGAGGCCCTGTCGCTGCACCTGGACGGGATGATCGAGGACGGCCAGGAGCCGCCGGAGGCCCGCTCAATGGATCAGGTCGACAAGGATCTCGACAAGCCCGCGGGGAGGTTCATCTATTCCGCGATCACCGCCGAGGTCGAAGACGACGGCGAGCGCGTCAACGTCTACCTGCCGAAGTCGCTGCTCACCCAGATCAAGCGGTTCGGCGAGCGTACAGGCATCGACAACCGGTCGACGTTCTTGCGGCTGGCCGCGCGGCAATACCTGAACTTCGAGCGCGGGGGCGAGACGGTGAAGATCAAGGCGAGCCGCACCATGTCCGGAGTGAGGGTCAAGCCGAAGGGAAAGAAGGCGGAGGCTGCGTCATGACGATGTTGGAGAAGGTCGCCGAGGCGATGTATCGGGCGCTCGAAGGCGGCGAGGCGATGCCTCGCTCGGATTGGATCGAAGACACCACGTACTTCGACGACGTGAAGGTTGACGGAACCGTGGACCTCAAGAAGCTGGCCCGCGCAGCCCTGATGGCTATTCGGGAGCCGGACTGGGCATGGGGCGAGAAGGTGGTGGAGTCCGATACCGACGCGTCGCCGTACAACCCCCATCCGGTCGCGGCCTTCACCGCCATGATCGACGCCATCCTGAACGAAGAAGGCCCGCCACCCCCGAAGGAGTGACGGGCCGTCGCGGTACGGTAAGCTACGTCGCGGCCGGGGGAACATACGCCCGACGAATGCCCAGTTCGCCGGCTGAAGGAACCGCCCAGCGGGCCCGCGACATCCTTATAGCAGAAAGGCCCACCCCGGCGAACCGGAAGCGGGCCTCGACGCCTCTCGGGCGCTGGCGCCGAACTGGTGCCGAAAGGGCGGTTTTCGCCGCTCTCGTCCAGTGTTGGCGGGCATTTGTGGGTGGTGCCGAACTAGCCCGGCCAGAGGCGCTTGAACCAGGGCTTCGGCTTGAGTCGTTCTGATGCCTCGGCGTCCCGCGCCTCACAGCGCTCCACGATGGTCAGCGCATCCGCGGCCCTGCCGTTTGCCTTATCCAGTTGACCCACCGCGGCGTCGGCGTAGGCCGACCAGTCGCCGGCCGTCGAGCCCGACGGAAGAGCGGGAGCCGGAACACCGTCGCGCCAGTCAGCGGGGACGAGCGTCGAGCAGGGCGACGCATTCAGGATCGCGACGGGATGACTGGCGCAGGCAGATAGCCCGCCGAGTAGCGGCGTCGAGGCCAGGATCAAGGCGCACGTCAGCGCCCGGCGCGTTGAGGATCGCATCGCGGTTCTCCTTCGTCTGGTTGTCGGTCTGGTCGTCTCGCTTGGCGGCGCCGCTGACGACGGCTACGGCGTCCCTGCCGGCCGCGGCCTGGCCTTGGGCCTGAACCCCCGTCGCCCGGTTGAGGTTGGCGCTCTCGCGGCTCCTGCGGGCCTCGGTGAGGGCGAACAGCACCAGGACGACGACGAGCAGGGCGACAGCGGCTACGGCCACCCAGCCGGCGCGGGTGAGATCGCGAAGGGGGTTCACTTGCCCGTCCTCATCTGCTGAGCCAGGCGCACGGCGCGCTGCCCGACCTGACGGGCCCACTTCGAGGCGAGCATCCCGTCAGCGGCGCGGCCGTACTGGCCGGTCTGGACGAAGCCGAGGGTGTTCTTGAAGCCGAGCAGCCCCTCGACGCCGAGGTTGTAGGCCATGTTGTGCAGGACGCGCCGGCGGACGGGATCCAGCTTGGCGGCCCAGGGCGCGCGCTCCTCGAAGCGGCGGGCGTGGTCCTCCGCCATCTCGATAAGGCGCTGCTCGGCCTGGGCGTCGGTCCAGACGACCCCCTTGCGGATGTCCTTGCCGGTGGCGCCGTAGCCGATCGTCCAAGGGTCTCCGCCGGACAGGGGATCGGGGTAGGCATTCAGCCTCAGGCCTTCATCGCGCTTCAGGTCCTCGATCAGTTGGGCGTCCGTGATGCGGTCGGGCTCGCCCTCCTCACGCGGGAAGCCCAGCCCGTCGGCCAGCGCGTCGATCAAGTTCACCTGCTCCTGGCTGAAGCTCTGCTCGGGCGCGAACAGGCGGATGCAGTCGAACAGCTCCTTGCGGCTCATGGTCGGCCTCCAGATTGTCGGGGGATGCTTTGCTGTGGCAGGGTCGAGCCATGCCGTGGTCGCAGCCAGAGCCGGAGCGTGAGCCGGCGCCGTTCGAGCGGGTCGGGCTGTTCGTCTATCGGCTCGGTTGGCTCGGCGTGACCGGGTTCGTGATCTTCGGCGCGATCGTGGGTTGGAGCCTGATGGACTAGCGGCCCAGGATCGGGAGCTTCACCTGAGCACCGATCTTGCGGCCGGCGGCGGTGTCGGCCAGCAGGTTCACCCGCGTGGTCGTCGCCCGGGTTCCACCGCCGCTGATGCGCAGGGTGGTCAGGGCTCCGACCGTGTCCTCTTCGTCGATCACTATGCCGCCGACTGGCGACGCTGTGACCGTGGTCACGGTGTCGCCGTCCAGGGCGGCGGTCCAGTCGATCTCATAGTCCAGGACTTCGTCACCGAACTTCGCGGGCCAGCTGAGGATCATGGGACGGTCACTCTTCTGGATTGAGCGGGCAGGAAGGCGGAGCGGGAATGGGCGGAAACGGCCACAGACCGCGCCTGGGCGGGCGTGGAGGTGCGACGGAGGGTGACGGGGGCGAGGACCAGACGGGACACGGCTGGGACGGCTACGCGGCGCTCGGGAGGGACGGCGCTCGGCTGACCGCCTGCCTGGCCGGCGGCTGTGTCAGCCCCCTCTGCGACAGCCAGAGTGGCGCGGATAGCAAGGACGCCCGAGCCGGATGCGCTGTCGGGGCTCTCGGCGATGGTGGCCGAGCCGGTCCCGGCCAGAGGAGCGAGCGATCCAGAGGCCGAAACCTCGTCCGGCCCCTCGGTGATGGCCACCGAGCCCCGCAGGGCCAGGGTCGCAGACCCTGAGGCGGTGTCGCTCGCCTCCGTGACGGGCCCGACAGCCATGATCCCCAGGGCGGCCGCGCCTGCAACACCGTCCGGAGCCTCGGTCAGCGCAGCCACACCCTTGAGGGCCAGCGCGCCGTTCGAGGACGTGGTGTCGGCGGCCTCCGTAATGGCGGCTGAGCCGGCGATCGGAGGGGCGATGCCGGTGGCCGAGACGACGTCCGCCGCTTCGCTGACCGCCGCCGCGCCGGCAAGCGGTAGGACCCCGGCGGCGACGGCCGTGTCAGCGCTCTCGGTGACCGAGCCTTGCCCGGCGAGCTTGAGGGCGCCCGCGGCCGCCGCGGTGTCGCTGGCCTCCGTGATCGCAGCAGCGGCCGACAGAGTCAGCTTGGCCGCAGCGGCGGCGGTGTCCGAGGCCTCAGTGATCGCGGCGCTCGCCCGAAGCGGGAGCGCGCCCGACGCGCCGACGGTATCGGCGGCCTCGGTGATCGAGGCTGCGCCCGCCACCGCGAGCGTCCCGACCGCGCCCGCGGTGTCCGCGTCCTCGGTCACCGCCGCCGCGCCGGCGATGGCCGCCGGCGCGTTCGAACTGAACGCCGCCGCGATCATGACATGCGCGCAAGCCAGGGCGTTGGTGGACTGGATGGTCCCTGTCGACCCGGCCGATGACTTCACGGCATCGGCCACACCGATTGAGCAGTCCGCCCCGTTGAGAGTGTTGGTGCTGACGCGTCGCCGCCAGGCGTTGGCGCTGATCGCTCCGGTCGTGGCGTCCGTCGTCGTGCCGCTGCTGGTCGAGGGGTCCGTCGCCAGGAACGCCGACGCCGCTCCCGTGCGGCCCCCGCAGGCCACGGCGACGATCAGCGCGCCCGCGGCAACCGTCAGGCCCGCGGTGCTTGCCGCGGTGACGTTGGTGGCCGTGACCGCCTTGGAGCTTTCGTCGAAGGTGAAGCCGTCGGGGTTGCGATAGGCGATGATCCGGCCGACCGCCGCGTCGCCGCCCGTCCGGGTGAACATGCCGGAGGGGTTTGACCCGCCCCTGACGATGTAGGCCATGAGGCCGCCGGGGATCGACGTCGTGACCCCGGTGTCCGTGTTCGCCCCGGTGTTCTCCTGCTCGATGAGCGTCCAGCCGGCTGGGACGGTGAAGGCAGGACTGTCCCGGTAGGAGATGTAGCCGATCAGGAGGTCGCCCGCCGCGATACCCGCAGGCATGGCGAGGGTGCAGGCCCCGCCCGACGAGTTCGACGCGCTGCCGATCGCGACCAGCTCCCACGCCATGCCCTAGCCCTCCGTCTTGATCAGGCCAGGGCAGTGCACCGGGATCAGTTCGCGGCGGTGAGGGTGAACGAGGTGATCGAGAACGCTTGGCCGGCCGCGAAGACGACGTTGTCGACGGTGAGGTTGCCGCCGCCACTGGTCACGGTGACGTCGCCGCGAAGACCAACGGTCGTGCCGTCCGAGGCGACGATCTCGAAGTGGCCGGCGGTGCCCGCGTTATCGGCCGACGTGTCCTCCCAGGTGCCGCTCTTGGCCTTCGACCGCGACGACGCAGCGGCCATCCAGTCGGAGGGCAGGGTGCAGGTTGCAAGGACGGTCCCCGACGACGCGGTGGCGACGGTGGCCGGGGCCGCGCCGGTGCGGATGCGCAGGATGGCGGACGTGCCGATGGTGCTCTCGACGGCGTCGAGGCGGGCGTTGGCGATGGCGGTCGAGTAGGTCAGGGCCACGAGGAGTCTCCATGCAGAAGCTCGCAGCCGAGGCCGCGCTGGGGTTGGTCAGAGGTGGGGTTGGTTAGGGGGTGGGGGTCTTGGCGACTTCGACGTCAGCAGCCTTCTTGGCTCCGAAGGCCGTCTCCGCAGCCTTGGCGCCGTACAGGACGGCTAGGGTGCCGCCAGCAGCGAAGATGACGCCTTCGGGAGCAGCCACCCATATGACCTTCGCCGTGGCCGTGCCGACAGCGATCAGGACGTAGGGCCGAGCAAGGTCGCCGATGAAGACCTTGAGGCGTTCAAGCCTGCCGACCGGGGGCTGGACGGGCGTGTCGGTCATTGCAGGCCTCAGGTCTTCCAGCCGACGGCGGCGGCCGCGGTGGCGGCCAGGCCAAACAGCCACGGGAAATACTTGGACAGCCAGCCGCCCACGCTCAGGGCGCCGGCCTGCCGGTCGCGGATGGTTTCAAGGTCGTCGAGGCGCTTGCAGGCGGCGCGGAGGTCGGCCTTCACCTCGCGGAGGTCGCCTTTGACGTCCTCCCCCTCCATCCGAATGACGCGCTCGCGGACGTCCTTCACGTCGTTCGCCAGGGTGGCCAGGCTGTTGTTCGTCGCCGAGAGGCTGTCGCTGATCTGTCGAAGCGCATGGAGGTGCATCTCCGCGACAGCGTCCGGCTTCAGGACCGGCATGATGAACTCGTCGCCTGCTGACACTGGCAACTCCTACTGAGGGCAGGGACGGGGGAGTTAGAGCGGGCCGCCAGGACGGATCACGGTCCGCCGGCGATTGACCGAGGTGTAGACGTCGGCCGGATCCATCGCCCACGAGGTGCGCGGCGGGATCTGTTCTGACGAGTTGATGAAGACCCGGAACTTGGCGTAGTTCGGATTGCCGCCGGAGCCCGCCACGTCGGTCACGTGGACCCGGCCGTACATGTTCAGGTCCCAGTTGAGGTCCACGCCATTCTTGCGCATCGGCGGGCCGAGGGTGACGCGGTCCTCACAGATGACGGTGTCGTCGGTGTCCAGGTAGAACTGCATGATCGGCAGCCCGGCGACCGCGTTCCAGTTGCCCTTCTGCTGATTGGCCGGAACGGTCTCGCCCACGAGGGTGATGGCCGTATAGCCCGCCAGCTTGGCCCGGTTGACCTGGCCGTTGCAGGTCGCGGCGAACATCGGGACGTAGCTGTCCTGCCACTTCACGTCGCTGCGCAGGGCCTGCATCGTTAGCTGTGTGCTCATGCCCTGCGAGTCGATCACCGAGTCGATGATGACCGAGACCGCCTCAGTCGAGGTGCCGTAGAACACTTGTCGCATAGGCACACGAAGGACGAGCGCGGTCCCGCGAATGACCGTCCCGGCTGGCCAGGCCAGGAAGGACTGCAGGTTGCCCGCAGGCCCGTCCGTCATGGTGATCTGGTTGTCAGTCGGGGTGTTCAGCCAATGGCCGTGCCCGTAGCCGCCAAAGGCTCCGCCGGTGCTGTCCGAGCCGGTCGAGTAGGTGTAGGCCGCATCGTGGATCCGGATCGCCCCTTCCTCGATCGAGCGAGACCCGTCGGCTTCCGGCTGGATCAGCCACTCGTAGACCCGGCCCCCGACGAAGGCCCGGTGAGCCACCCGCTGATAGCCGCCGGCCACGCCCTGGTATCCCGCCGGGTCCTTGACCGTGAACTCCTCGAGGATGCCGGTGTCGGTCAGGCAGCGAACCACGAGCGCGTTGTCCGGGGTCCGCATCGCCACCACGGGCTGAGCGGTGTTCGGGACCATCGTCGAGAAGTCGCCCGCATCGTCTCCGAAGGGCGGCTCGGCCAGGGCATACCCGCCCGGGACGGTCGTTCCGGCCTTAACGGTGAAGGCCCCCTCAAGCCGGGCCTGTTCCAGGTCGTCAGCGTCGGTGATGACGAGGTCGTAGGACAGGACGGCATCGGCGCCGGCCTTTGGCGAAGCCGCGGACCAGGCCGACATCATGTCCGGCCACTCGACGTGAGGGATGATCTGCCCGGCCGCGTCGTTCACGAACTCGATGCCGCTCGCCGAAGGTCCGGTGATGTCCGAGACCTTGGTCCCGTCCGACGTCCGAACCTGCATCCGAGCGGTGCAGCCCGTCAGGTTCAGCGGGACCTTGTTGACCAGGATCGTGATGACGTCCCGGGGCAGGGGGACGTTCGACCATCCGGCGAGGTCGCGGCGCTGAGGCTGCATCAGGAGGCGGCTTCGTAGATGATGCCGAACGAGTAGGAACGGCCGGTCGCCATGGCGACACCGCTCGCATCAGCCAACGAGATGATGGCGAGGGATGCACCAGCCGACACGCTGACGGTGAGCCCCTTGTTCGTGGAGCCGTATTCCTTGCCGTGGCCGAAGGTCGACCGGTAGGCGGCGGCGACCGGGAGGGACACGTTCACCGTGCCGGTCGCGGCTGGGCCGGAACCAATGTTGGTGATCTGGATGTCGACGATGGCCTCGACCCTGCGTCCCACCTTCTTGTAGCGAGCATTGACGAGCGAATGGGTGAAGCCCGACCCTGCCGGCGTCGAGGCCGTAACGGTTGGGACGTAGGTCGTGTAGGCCCCCCAGAGCTTCGACGCGATATAGTCGGCGAAGAGGGTCAGCGGGCCGCGCTTGGTGATGCCGCTCTGGTTCAGCACCACCTCGTCGGCATCGGTCAACGCGACGGCCGTCTGCAGGGCATTGGTCGCAACAACGTCAACCATCAGGCGGTCTCCAGGTAAGCGCCGACAGTCGTCGTCAGCAGACGGCCGTCGATTGCAGTGAGGAAGATTTCGGCGTCAGCGGTGACGCCCTCGGTGACTTCGAACGGGCCCCAGCGCTCGATCCACGAGTAGCCGGTCGGGTCCGTGAGGATCAGGTCGTAAACGAAGCTGTCGTCACGGCCCTCGACGTTCCCGCTCGGCATGAACGCCAAGTCGATGCGGTTGACGTAGGCGGTCACGGTCGAGCCTGAGATCAGCAGGCCGTCAGTCTGCTCCGTCGTGACCGTCTCCAGGTTCAGAAGCGGCTCTCCGGGCTGCATGCCGTACAGCCGAACCTGCATCCCCGCGGTGTGGCCGGTCAGGTCCATCGGCTCGCCGTCCGCGTCCGTGACGGTGAAGACGTGGACGAACGGCGTGTTTCGCCGGGCCCTCAGAGTCTCGGGCCGAACGCTTGGCATGCTCTCTCTCCGTCAGATCGCGACGTAGGCCAGGTCATAGGCCGGAGGCGTCACGCTCTCCGGCGCGCCTGGTGCTCGCTCCAGAGACCCGCTCTCGCCGACCACGATGTGTCCGTCGTCGATGCAGAACCCATCGTCCTCGATGATGACGAACAGGCTCTCGCCCTCAGTCACCTGCAGCGCGATCATCTCGGGAGGAGCGATGACCGTGCAGCGGATGGCCCCGGTGACGTCATCGATCACGATGGCTCGGTCGATCATCGCTTCTCCTCCCGGACGCTGATGGTGAAGGACGAGACTTCCTGAGCGGCTGCACCGCCGTTGCTGAGCGTCACCCACGCCTCATAGGTGTAGGTTCCGGCCGCCAAGGTCTCGACCACGGTCGGGGTCTGCCAGCCCTGCAGCAGGTCGCCGTTGATGGCGTTGAAGGTCTGGCTGTAGATGTTGCCGCCGCCCCGCTTGATCTCGATGGTGGCGTCGATACCGCCGGCCGTGGGGTGCCAGATCGTCATGAAGAAGTTGGGCTTGATCTCGAGGCGACCACCCAGGCTGACGTAGGTGACTTGGCCGATCTTCTTCGGCGTCGTGCCGGTCAGGGTCTGGGCGCCCATCGTCGAGGTCGCGGCGTAGTTGGTGACCGCGTTCGGCGTGATGTTGGCGGTGTCGGCCTCGTCCAGCACGGCGAGGTCGCCTTGATCCACGAAGGTCGAGGCTGTCGAGGGACCGAGGGTCACAGGGTCCAGGATGGTCCGGGCGGAGGTTCGGCGATCGCGCCGGTACGACACCGCCACCTCCCAATCGCCGGGGGCCAGCCCGATCAGCTGCTTGCGCTCGATCTCCGGGCTTTCGGTTCCGGCCGGCGTCCAGTCGGTCGCACCGACGCGGCGATACTCGAAGATGGCCAGGTCGGCCGTGTCGTTGTCGACGGCGCCGGTCAGGACGACCGCAGGAACCACGGCTCCGTCGTCGCCGGTGATCGAGCCTCCAACCGAGGTCCATTCGCCCACCGCTGGGGGGCTCACGGTGTAGTCGGTCGGGGTCAGGACCTGCGTCTCTGGCGGATCAGGCGTCAGGCCCAGCGCATAGGCGTACTTGCCGTCCGTCTCGCTGACGAACGACACCCGCACGATGCCTGTCGCCGGGTCGTAGTCGGTGTTGAGGCAAAGGCACTTCAGCCCATCGAGAACGAAGCCCTCCTCGTCGATCGTGAAGGCGTCGCCCGGCTTGATGCGCTGCAGGTGGGGCTTGAGCGGGATGGTGCCGGCGATGCCCTCGCGGGTGTTGGCGATCTGGAGCGCCGCCAGCTGGCCCGCCTGGGTCGAGTTGGAGACGAACGGGAAGTCGACGCCCCGAGGCCGCTTCTCCCCGTTGTCGTCTGCCACGTAGGCAGCCGGGCTGATCTCCGGCATGGCGGTCATCTGCCAGCGGTGATCCGGGCTCCAGTAGCGGGGCCGAATGGTGTTGATGCGGTCGATGCGGCTCGACGCCGTGTCGATCTCGATGGGCCCAGCGGTATCGGCCGCCGAGATGGTGACTATGCTGGTCCGCGGTGCGGCGCGCTGGATGCACGAGATCTTGCCCGCGCGCTGGGCGTAGATGCACCCGCCCGCCTGCAGGAAGGCGTCCAGCACCTGCGCCTTGTCGTCGTCGGTGTTCGGATAGGCCGAAACCGTCCAGCCGTTGGCGTCCGAGATATTGGCCGCCGACACGAAGGCAGGAACGTCGATCCCCGACAGCTTCGCCCCGATGCCGCCGACCTGGTAGTCCGTGCTCGAGCCGTGGGCTGGCGCGCCCTTCAGCGTCGGACCCTCCCAGAGACCCAGCGACCATTTCAGGGCCCACAGGATCGGATTGTCGGAATAGACCCAGGTCGCCGGATCATTGAGGCGACAGGCGCCCGAGCCGCCTGGCCAGGTGCTGTCGAGACGCGGGTCCCAGAGCTTCAGGCCCCGGAAGGTGATGAGCGGCTTGATCTCGCCGGTCGGGAAGGCGGTCTGCTTCGAGTTCTCGCCCATGACGGGCAGGAACGCGGCCTTGCCTGACAGCTTGTGCGCGCTCGTCCAGCCGGGGAGGGTGGCGCTATTCTTCAGGCCGGTCGGGTTAGCGAGGGCGGTGTCGGGCTGGGTTCCCAGCGTCGTCTTGAACCAGAGCTCTCCCGCATACTCGCCGGAGGTCACCATCCCATTGCCGTCGAGGGTGACGGTCTCCTCGTCGGCCTGGTAGCTGACGTAGCCGTCGATCGGGCCCGCGCCGGAGAGAACCGTCGGGACCCCGTAGTACATGAGGTCGGGGCCGTAGGTGTCCCGGTGGATGATGGATCCAGCCACGCCCACCGTGCCCCCCGCGAACGGGATCGGGCCGTCGGGATCAATGACCCATTCGAAGGTGCGGCCGCCTTGGCCAACCTGGGGCTGAAGCAGCGAGAGCGCCGCGGACAGAGCCAGGTTGGTGATCGTGTTCACCGCCACCGTCGACAGGGTCGACATCAGGCCGGGTGCCGCCGTGGCCGTCGTTGAGATCGCCGCCGGCGCCGTCGAAGCGATGGTCGAGACAATGGCCGGCAGGGAGGCGAACGGCATTCAGACCCTCCAGGCTGCGACGAAAGCTTTGGGCGTCACCGGCTCAATCAGGCCAGTGGCGGGGTTGAGCGCGAGCGCCCGGCCGTTGTCCAAGGCCACCGCCAGAGAGCAGCCGAAGCCCTCGCTCTCCGTCGGCAGGCCAATCAGGTCGCCGGGCAGTGCGGCAGCCGGCGGAATGCGCTCCAGCCCCATCTTGTCGATCAGGGCGGGCAGATCCGTGCAGCCCTGCTTGCGGATGTACCGGAGGGCCGACGCCCAGGTCTTGCCCTTCCAACCGTTCAGCAGTTTCGCCGACCGCCCCATGTGGTGCAGGTTGTGCGCCCCCAGGTCCCGGCAATCGCGCACCCCCGGCTCGACCGGCTTGAAGGCGAACCGGTCCATGCAGGCTTGCGTCGCCGCCGCCCGCTTCAGCATGGGGTGCATCAGCCTTGATCCCTCCAGGGGGTCAGCGAGCGCAGGAAGCGCTTGACCACGCCCGGGTTTTCCGGACGCTCGCGCCACTCCTTCTTGCGGGTGACGCCATCGACGAAGATCAGGCCCTTCTCGCCCGGCCAGATCAGCGAATGGAACGAGTGGTTTAGTCGCCAGTCGGCGTTCGGCTCCAACTGGCGCTCAGCCTGGGTGCCGCACTCCATGACCAGGCCCCAGCGTTCCCCGACACTGAACCGGGCCCTGTCCAGCTCGCCGTCGAACTTAAGCTCGGGCTCGCCGATCAACTGGCCGGTGGCGTCGTCAATCGCCCCTTCCCACCATTGGACGCGGACGCCCTGCAGCGTCGGGCTGGCGAGGGCCGCCACCGCGGTGTCCGAGGCGGGCAAGAGCGCAATGTCGATGCGCGTCGTCTGGGCTTCGGCCCCGTCTTTGATCGAGGGGACGGTGTCGAGGGTGCCGTATGTCGGATCTCGGCCGACGTAGGTCTCCGGACCCTCACCCTCGCCAGCGTCGAACTCGACGAAGCCGCCGTCGGTGAGGAGCAGCGCGCCGCCCGGCAGGTCGAACCGGACCAGGGTGCATTTCGTCGGCGCCGGAGCCTGAAGGGCCGCGACATGCGCCGCGTCCACTATTCACGCTCCCGGACGGTGAACTGCAGCATCACGGTCCAGTTGCCGTCGACCTCCCAGTCCTCCATGTCGCGGACGAAGCCCTCAACCATCGGATCCCCAAGCTCGATGCGGTCCCCATCGGCCGGCGGGCGGCGCAGCATGGTTTGGAGCAGGATCGGAGCCTCGCCATTCGCGTCGGCGACGACCTCGCTCTTGGCCCGGTAGAGGAAGTGTTGGCCGCTGGCGGTGATGTGGTTGAGGAACTGCCCGCGCCGGATGACCGAATGCGGCGTGAGGGCTCGGGCCGCGAGCGTTGTCCCGGCCTGGCCGCCGCCGTCGACGACAGGCAAGCCGTGGGCTCCCGTGTAGAAGCCCGGCTGATGGACACGCATGCGGACGAGATCGCCTTCTACCGCGAGCCCAGACCAGTCCATGGACGTCACGTAGTCCATGTTCAGCCGATAGGTCAGGGCGTAGCGGGTCCCCTTCCGCAGCAACTCCTGATCATCACCCCCATGAGCCGGGGTCAGGGTGTTCTTGGCCGACACAATGCCGATCCGCATGCTCTGAGGCACGGGGCTCGACGGCAGAACCTGGACCGCCATCAGCGCGTGTACCGGCGGTTCTTGGCGAGATCAGCCGGAACGGTCTGACGGGCGCCGTTGTAAGCAGCCCCGCCAGCCGCGGTAGCGAGGGGCGTTGCGACCTGGACCGCCTTGCCGGTGACGAAGGCGTTCAGGCCGTCCCGGTCGGCCGAGACCCGAACGTCAACCTGCGAGGCGATGGAGGCCGCTGCAGCATCCCTGGAGACGGCGTCGCGCGCGTTGAAGCCCCGAACGGCAGCCGTGGCGGTGTCGGGGCTTGTGTTGTCGTTTGCTGCAGCCGGAGCGCTGGAACTGCCGCCGCTGTTGCTCAGGCCTAGGCCCGCGAGTAGGCCGAGCATCGCCGCAACGGCAGGGAATGCCCACGGGCCCAGAGCCTCGAACATCCGCGCTGCACCGGCCGCCATGGAGGCTGTGCCCTTGGCGATGCTGTTGGCGATGGACTCGGCGGTCGCCTGCTTGCCGAAGGTCATCTCCTGGATCATGCCGATCAGCTGCTGGGCGCGGTACACGCGCTCGACGGCCAGCATGATCTCGTAGCCGTCGCTGCCTTCCTTGAAGAAGCCGCGGGCCGCAGCGGCCATGTCACCGTAGTTCTGGATCTGGGCCTGGGCGCGGTGCCGGTCGGCCTGGTCCCTGGTGATCGCGAGCTGCTCTTCCGCCCGATTGATGTCTGCAATCCGGGCCTCATAGCCGGTCATCACGGTCAGCAGGTCGCCGAGGGCCCGTCCCGTCTCTCCGAAAGCAGACGAGAGGCCGTCGGCGGTATCGAGCGCCAGTTCGTCGACCAGCCGAAGCTCTTGCGCCGTCAGTTCGAGCAGGCTGGTCAGCTCAATGAAGGCTCCGCGCGGCTTCTCGAGGTTGATGTCCTCGATCTTGGTCAGGCGCTCCTGAACCTGACGCGCAGCGCGGCCGGCAGACCCGGCTCGCTCTGCCCCGGGGTCGCCCGCTGCATCGAGAACGCGGGCGCGGGTCGTCGCTCCCAGGTTGCCGAGGAAGCGGTTCCAGCTTGCGTCCATCTGCTCGTCGGCGGCGGCGAAACCTTCGGAAAAGGCCGCTCCGGCGCGGGCGCCGGCCGATCGGGCCGCGCCCGCCCACTGGTTCTCGATGTCGCCGAAATCCGCACGAGGTAGCGCAATGGGAACGACAGGCTTGCCAGTGAGCGCTGCAAACATGTTGTAGCCGTCGATCAGGTTCTGGATCTGATCGCGCGTGCCGTTGACCATGTCCTCGACAGCGTTGATCACGCGGTTCGCTGCCGTGATGGCCAGGTCGCCGATGACCGCGGGGAGGTCGCTCCACACGGCCCGGATGGCATAGAACGAGCCCCAGAAGGCTCCGGTGATCGCCTTCGCCGCCGCGATCCCGTTCTTGACCGTCCAGTCGTAGGCCTGGCCGAACTTCTCCTGCAGCCACTCAAGCTGCGGACCGATGGTCGACTGGATGGTTTCCTTCACGGTCGTGCCGTACGCCCGGAACACGTCGCCCATGGTCGCCGTCGTGGTGACGCCCTGCTCTTCAAGGCGCTTGAGTTGGGCCTCCGTGAGGTTGAGCTCGTCCGTAACGTCGCCGACCGCCTTCGATGCCTCCCGGGAGAAGATCGCGAAGGCCGCGGTGACTCCCGCAGCCGCCAGCGCAATGCCCGCGATGATCGGGATCAGCGGGGCCAGCGCCGTCCAGACAGCAATGCCGGTCGCCACCATGGCGGCCCGGATTGTGGTCCCGGCGCGGATGGCGGCGCCTTGGAAGATGTCGAAGAGCTGCGGACCCTGCTGGATCGCGATCATGAAGGGCGACATGCCCATCGCCATTTGAACGCCGATGTCCGCCATCTGCCGGCTCATGTTCAGGCCCTCGGCAGTGGTCAGCCCCATGCTGCTGCGAGACGCGGCCAGGACAGCATTCTGCTGACGAACCGCCACGGCCATGGTCGAGACCTGGGCGCCCGCTGTTTGCGAGGAGGCCCCAAGGCTTTCGGTCGCAGTCTCGGCGCGGACTGCGGATGCAGTGAGATCATCCAGGTTGTCGGAAGCGACGACCGCATCTTCGGAGCGGACGCGGATGCCGAGTTCGGCGAGGTCAGCCATTCGCCTTCTCCTTCCGCTTCCGGCTCGCTTCGGCCTTTGCCCTCAGGAAGGACGTCAGGCCGCCGCCTTGGGGCTGTGGATTGGGATCGACCAGACCGAGGGACACCGCTCGAACCCGATCGTCGATCCGTCGGATGAGAGCCTTCTCCCAGGCGGTCAGCCCTGAGAACGTGCCGGCGTCGAAGGCCTCGATCTCGACATAGGTGATCGGGGCGACGACCTGGGCCGGCTGGCGGGTGCCGGCCAGCCTGCCGAAGCAGGCCCAGACGTGCGCCAGAGCCTCGGGGAAGGGGGGGAGCGGTTCGATCTCGCCCTGAACCGCTCCCGCGTAGGTGATCAGGTCTTGGGCGAGACCTTCAGCCAGTTTCCCCGGTCAGCCACGAACCTCCCGGCCTGTTCACGGAACAGAGGCACTTCACGGAACAGTTGGGCCGCGTGTTCGTCGTCGCAGGGCCAGGTCTCGCCGTCGAAAGCGATGCCGGTCCAGCCCTTGCCCGATAGCGTCACCGCCTTGGCCAGAACCTCGATTTCGTTCGCCCGCGCCGACGCCGCCGAGACGCCGCCTCCGGGGACACGCTGCTTCAGATAGCGGTCCGTCTGACGGTTCATGATCTTCGTCAGATCGTCGCTATCGGGACCCAGCATCCAGACGCCGACGGCCTCGCCCTCGTCGGTGTGCAGCGGCATGCCGTCGGGCCCGGCGAAATGGCAGAAGGCGGGGTCATTGGAGTTGACGGCCTTGAGTGCGGAAAGGTCCATGATGATGTCCTGAAAAGGACGCCGGGTGCGACCGCGGCGTTAGAGTTGAGGAGGGAGTTGGGAGGGCTGGGGGCTCTTACGGCCCTGGCTCAGCGGGGACCTCGTGCACGTCGTCCAGCAGGATCGAGAACGACCGCTTGTTGACGGCGTTGGACTGGCCGACGTTGACCTTGTTCGTGTTGACCAGGCCGATCAGGTAGAAGGTGGAGGGGGTGCCGTCCTCGTCCGGCTCGTCCGCCGCAGTGATCTTGAAGGCGTACTTCAGCTTGGAGGCCTCGGCCGCGATCATGGCCTCCTGGCCGGCATCGCCCGGCACGTTGGCGAAGGTGACGACGATGTCGCCCGCGTCACGGGCGCCCTTGCGCTTGATCACCTTCCCGTCGAGGCCGGTGAAGGTGATGGTCGCGGCCGAGGGGCCGAACTCGGGGATGGTCTCGACCTTGGCGATGTCCACATAGGGCGTCAGGGCGGTGATGGTCGAAGCGTCGTCGGACGCGGTGGAGGGACCGATTGCGATCGTGGTTCCGATCCCGTCGGAGATGGCCATGGGAGGCTCCTTCAGTTGTGACGAAGCCGGCGCCCAGCTCGGCTTAGGGCGATCCGTGGGCGGTCAGGCCGTCCAGGGGATGGTGACGGGGACGCGGGTGGAGGCGTCCTCGAGGATGGGGGAGGAGGCGTAGGGCTGGCCGGAGACCTTCACGCCGTCTCCGAGGTTCAGGCCCTTGGGGAAGTGCGCCATGACTTGGGCGGCGACCTCCATGGCCTTCACGATGCCCTTGCCCTCGGGCCAGACGACGGAGACCTGCAGGAGGCCCTGGTCGTGGCGGCCTTCGCTGAGGCCTTCCCAGGCCGGGCGGTTGTAGAAGATCGAGACGTCCAAGTACTTGCCCGAGGCCGGCGGGGTGAACGGCACGTCCGGGTAGGAGACCAGCAGGGCCGGGGCCGGGGTCGTCACCAGGTTGGCGACGTGAGCGAGCAGGGCCGTGGCGATGTCTGCCGGATCAGCCATTCGTTACCCTCCGGCGCGGGCTTGGGCCTCGGCGCAGACTTCGTTGACGATGCGGGGCCACTGCTGGGCCGCGAGAGCCACCCATCGGTCCCCGGGCTGGCCGTTCGCCCCGTATTCGCGGAACCGGGCGTAGTTGGCCGTGTAGACGATCGAGATCGGGTCGGTGATCTCGGCGTTGGCGATGACCAGGCTGATCTGCGCGGGGCTGTAGGAGAACGCGCCGTCACCGTCGGGCTTGGTGGTCTGGACGGGGAGTGCGCCTGTCGTGGCGACCAAGGAGGCCCGCAGGAAGCCGGTGTCGACCCGAAGGTTTCCGCCGGCTCCGCGAGGCGTCTGCATGACCGCCACGACCTGCTGCGCGCTCTCCCGATAGACGAACTCGGTTCTGGTCTTGGTCTCGCGGACCCAACTGCTGACCTGAGCGCCGAAGGAGCCTTGGGCCATCAGGGACGTCGGATTTCGAAGTCGCCCTCGACCCGTTCCGTCGCAGCTTCGTCGGGCCGATCAGGGTCACTGAAGATGAGTCCGCGCTCATTCAGGCGATAGCGGATCAGCCAGCCCTCAACGGTGTTGACCTCGATCACCCGCGAGACCTCGCCCCCGGTCGCCCTGTCGATGACCTTCAGGCCCTGCCAGTCACTCGGCGGGCCGTCGACCTTCGCGTAGGTCAGCGGTTCCATCTGATCACCTGATGTTGGCGAGGAAGTCGATCCGGGCCTCAACGATGCAGCGGCAGCCGATGACCTCTGAGGCGGGGGCGCCGAGCAGCGTGTCGCCCGGATAGCGGAGCATGGCGCCGGAGGGGCTGCGGAAAGCTTCGTTGAGCCCGACCGTGTCGGCGTTCAGGCCCATGTGGGTGTGGCGGACGCGGAGGTCGCCGGCCGAGCGCCAGACGCGGCGGACGGAGGTCTCCGGGATCTTGCCCGATGCGACGGCCTGGCGAAGGGCCTCGTAGGCGGCAGCGTTCAGGGACGTCAGGGCCTCAGTCCGGCCGATGGTGTCGCCCCGGAGCTTCAGGAGCCGGCGCTCGTAGGCGGTGATGGCCTTTGCCAAGGTCTCGGCGGGGACGGGCTTCTCGACCTCGATCGCGGCCCTCACGGCCTTGTCGAAGCGCTTATCCCGGCGGGTGCGGGTCAGGTAGTGGCGGAGGCTGGCCGGGTCGCCCGAGGCCAGTTCGTCCTTGGCCGACCGGACGTAGCTCTCTTGGACCTGCGTCAGGCCGAGGATGCCGCCTTCGCGCTTGCCGGTGGCCCGGTTGATGCGCCCGACGACGTCCAGGGCGGCGGTGCGCGGGTTAACGCCCCGCTCCATGTTCTCCCGCAGCGAGGTCCGGACGGCTGCCCGTTGGTCGTCGGTGATGCGGCGGATCAGGGTCGAGGAGTGGCTCTGCAGCCAGCGTTCGGCGTCGGGGTTCCGACCGTCGAAGCGGACCGACATGGCCGTGCCGTCTGGGCCGCGCTTCGGGAGGACGTCTGCGCCGGCCTTGCCGCCCGCTTGGTAGCTCTCCCGGATCTTGTCGAGCATCTCGTTGAAGGCGGCAGGGTCGATGTCGACCGCCTCAAGGGCCGCTTCAACGTCACCGGCAGCGTAGGCCGCCATGATCTGCTGGACCCGGGCCGCATTCCTGAGGTCGTCCAGTGCGCGGAAGAAGGCCTGAGCGACCTCTTGGCCATAGCGCTCCTGCAGGTCGATGAAGACCTGTTGTTGCGCCCGGGTTCTGGCCATGGGGTCTAGGTCTTGAGGACGGCCCGGACGTGCGTTGCCGCCGCCGTGGTGTGGTCGAGGAAGGCGTCCAGCACGGAGTGAGCCTCGCTACGCATGGTCTCGATCTCCTCCGGCGACGCCCCGCGGATCACCGCTGCCTGCATCATATGGCCGCGCGAGATCAGGTCCATGATCGCTCCGGTGGCGAGCTTGGAAGCGTCCTTGTGCTCGTCGGAGATGATCAAGGGTTACCTTCGGCAGTGGAGCGTGAAAAGGAGCGTCGTCTCTGCCGGACGCAGGGTGTCGACGCCGACAATGTTCCACGGAGTGCCGCTCGCTTCAACCAGGAGGTCTGAGGTGGTCGGCGCGGTGTTGGTGTCGGGGTCCAACGGCTCCTGCCCAGGCTCGACCGTGAAGGAGCCGGGAGCCATGAGGACCTTCTTGTCGCTGGCCCGGACGCGCGTCCCGTCGATCTCGTTGGACCGGTAGCCGACCATGACGAAGCGGGCGGGGATGTCTTGGGGTTGGCCGTCGTCGGGGTCGTACGCCGTGCCGGTCTTCGGGCCCTCGCGACGGATCGCCCCGTCCTGCCCGAACTTCTCGATCAGCCGGTTCGCCGTGGCGACGGAGGCGGCGTAGTTGAAGGTGCTCATCCGATGGCCCAGAGGCCGAGACCGCCCATGGTCTCGACGATCAGGAAGGGAGCGAGCAGACCCTCGACGGGCGACAGGACGACGGTGGCGTCCTTCACGGCGTCGCCCGAGCCTGCGAAATACTCGACCTCGAGCACGTCCACCTTCTCACGCTTCACGGCTGCTGCTTGGGTCGTGGCGACCGCTAGCGAGCCCGGGTTGTCGGCCTCGTGCAGGGCGGCGACGTAGCTGGACTTGATGACCTGGTCAGGAACGACGTCATCTGGGATGGCCGAGCCGTAGTAGGTGGCGCCGGTGCGCGGCCAGGCCCGCTCCTGGGCGAAACCGCCGGTCGGAACGCCGGTGAACAGCGCCCCGTATTCCCCGTCGATGTAGCCGGCCCCGCGCTGGCGAAGCACGGCGGGCTCGGGAGCGCCATCAGGCAGGGTGTAGCCGTTCTCGGTCAGCCACGCCTCAAAGCCCGCGTCGTCCCCGTAGCCCGCCATGGATCAGGCCTTCTTCTGGTCGGCCACGAACGCGGCCTTGTCCTCGTCCGACAGGCCGTTGAAGGCGTCGGCGTCGGCCTTGGACAGGTCGCTCAGCAGGACTTCTTCGCCCTGAGTGATGCGGAACTTGCCGCCGCCGTGGTGCTCGGCCTTCAGGGTGGTGTCCGCCGTCTTGGCCTTGGCCGGGTTCGTGACGGCCGTCTTGGCGTCCTTCGGCGGCGGCATCTTGCCCGAGACGACCTCGTAGCGGCCTTCCCAGCCCTTCGGTTCGGTCGTGACGTCGACCTCAGTGCCGACTTCGATTTCCTTGCCGGCGCCATCGAAGATGCCCGGGTGCGAGATTCTGATGCGCATCGCGCTTCCTTCCGTGAAAGGGGAAGGGCCCCGACCGAAGCCGAGGCCCCGCCGGGTTAGTCGACGTCGGTCGAGTAGAAGACGCCCGACTTGTTGTTGTAGTCGGCCCGGATTTCGATGCCGAGCGCGCCCATCACCAGGAACTGGTAGTTGTCCGTGGGGTTGGGGCGGGCCATCGCGGTCGTGTTGACCGCCATGCCGACCAGCGGACGGATGAACTCAGCCTTGGGCACGAACCCGAAGAACTGGTTGCCCGTCAGCTTGAAGGTCCGGACGATCTTGTTGATCCGGGGGTTCTTCAGCAGTTGGTCGAGGAGCGAGCCGTCCTTGTAGCCCGCCGCCGAGGAGTAGGAGCGGTCGAGATTCCGGGCGATCTCCGGCGACACGTAGATGTTCACCGGCCCGGTGATCAGGTTGGCGTCGAGCATGGCGCCGAGGGTCTGGGTGAAGAAGGTGTCGATCGCGTCGGCCGTGGTGGCCGAAGCCGTCAGGTCGATGTTCGCGCCGCCGACGGCCGAGCCCAGGTTGATGGCCTTGGACAGGGTCGAGGTGCGGATACCCTTCGCGCCGTAGCCCTGGAAGGTGATCGTGGCGTCACCGTCGAGGACGAAGGCCGCCTGGTCACGCTTCAGCTTGTCGACGGCGGCTTCCTGATCGTCGGCCAGGGCGTCGAAGTTCTCCGACTGCAGGGTGTTCCACTCCCGCCATTCGCGACCGTAGCCGGCCGAGAAGATCGGGACCGGAGCGCCGCGGTAGTCGTAGACCACCTTGTCCATCGGAACCGCGACCTGGCCGGTCATCGAGCGGATGACAGGGTTGGCGGAGTCCGAGGCAACGCGGCTCAGGTGCACGAGCTTGCCGATGTGCACCGGCTTTGCCAGCGCCATCAGGTCGTTCATGTACACCTCGCCGCCGTCGTCACGCAGGACGGTGCGGGTGATGGTGTCCAGGTCCAGCCAGGCGTCGCGCGGCAGGACGGCCGAGGCGTTGGCGATGCCGTTCAGCTCTCCGTAGAGGTTGGCGTGAACGTCTTCGCTGCGGTGGAAGTGCTCGCGGGCCATCGACACCTCGCCCCACCATTGCTGGTGCGGGCGGGAGTTGGCGACGAGCTGTTCGTCGAAATAGCGCATCGTTGGTGCTCCCTTACGAGGCCGCGGTCAGCTGGCCGTTCGTGGCGGCACGGAACCGCACGAGCTGATCAGCGCCCGAAGTGTTGTTGTAGATTTCCTCGGCGTACCCGATGACCAGGTCCGACAGGGCGGCGATGGCGAGGGTGCCGTTGGCGCCCGGCGTCAGGGCGGTGCCCACGGCCGAGATGTTGACGCCGGTGGCGACGCGGCCGTTGAAGAACTGCTCATCGAGCAGCTCCATCCCGATCACCACGTCGCCCGAGGCGTAGGCGTCTTCGACACCCTTGCCGGCGAGGTAGTTGTCCTGGGCGATCCAGACCTTGCCGACGGTCGTGGCCGCGGCGCGGGTGAAGTTGCCCGAGGAGAGGACGATCAGGTTGCCGGGCTTGATGTTGCCGTCGGCGGCCGGAGCCTCGCGAACCTGCGGGGTGACCTCGGTCACCGGGCCGGCGTAGATCTTGTTGGCGCGGGCCATCTTACTTCACCTCCGCCTTCGGGAGTTGGAACGTGGGCTTGTCGCCGGAGCCCGGCAGCTTGAAGCCGCTGTTGGCGAGGGGGGCGGCCTTGCCCGGCTCGGTCTTCGGCGCGAGGGCGCGAGCGGCGTTGAGCGTCAGCTCGCCGGCCGTGGCCTTGTCCATCAGGTTGGCGGCAACGATCTTCTGGCGAAGGTTCGTCAGCTCGGTTTCGTCCTTGGCCTTCTGCTCGGCCGCGTTGGCGGTCAGCTGGTCGGTCAGCGGCTTCATCTTCGCGTCGAAGACGTTGCCGATGGCCGTGGCCAGCGCATCGGGCTTCATGCTCTCCGAGAGGGTCTTCACCTCTGCGGACAGCGCATCGAACTGCTCTTTCGAGACAGACATGTCGTTCTCCTGGTTGTTGAGTGAGGTTTCCCGCTCGGTGCCGACGACGGCCTCGATGATCGCGGACTTCAGACGTTCCCAGCGGCCCAGGTTTTCCCTGCGCGCCAGTGCCTCGACCAAGCGGGTTCCCGCAAAGTCGATCTCTTGGTCGGCCATCTCCGTCAGCGACGAGTTGATGACCGTGATTTCCTGTTCTTCGCCCTCGGCGTTGACCAGCATGCCGACGCCCTGGTCAGGGGTCGCCGCGCCCGGCTCGTCGAGCAGGATGGCGTCGTGGTCGAAGGCGTAGTCGCGGGCGATCTGCTTGTGGGTCGTCGCGTTGGCGACCGGCGACAGCTTGGCGAGCAGGCCGGTCGAGGTGTGGATCGGGCCTCCGGCCTCGATGGCCGCGAGAACCTTCTTCCCGCCGGCGCAGCGGTTGGCGACCTCGACGTCGATCACCTTGTCCATCAGAACGCGCCCGCCCTCGCGACGGACGTTCTCGTTCCAGGCTCCGATGTACCCGATGTTGATGCCTTCGGGATCGCGGGCCGAGACGAACTTGCCGTTCAGGGTGGGGTGGCCCAGCGGCGCCGGTGTGCGCTCCAGCCCGGCGTAGGACTTTTCGATCTCGTCGGCCGGGTAGAGGATCCCGTTCATCACGACGTTGTCGGGGAGCGTGGCGGCCGGGACGATGATCACATCGCGGCCGTTGCGCTTTTCCCGGCGAACCTTGGAGGCATTCGCGACCGAACGGATGTTGATCCGAACCTGCGAGGCATCTTCGACGGCGTTGTTGACCAGCGGGACGCGCGCGAGTGCGGTCGCGGCCTGGGGGCGGCGAGTGTTGGCGTTCATGGCTGTCCTGTGGTGCTGCGCCGGACCCTAGGCCTCGGCGGGTTCCTCGGGCGTCAGCGCGCCCTCGTCGTCTTCCTCGTCGGCCGGCTCGCGGAACTTGTCGGCGTCAGTCAGGGGCTCCTTGCCCACGACCGAGCGCAGCTCTTCCGGGGTGAAGACGAACTCCCCGGTGTCCTTCATCTTCACGTTCACGTCGGCCATCTTGTCGGCCAGGGCGACCTTGTCGGACATCGAGGTCTCGGTGAGGTCGGACCAGTCGAGGTTCCAGTCCCTTTCGGGCAGGATGCCGAAGCGCTCCAGCCGGCGAACCAGGTCCATCGTGTTGGGGATCACCTCGCCGGTGCGGCGGGACATGGCCGTCTTGGCCCACTCCTCGGCGTCTTCGGTGCTGGCTCGCTCGCCCGTCTGGGAGCCAACGAGGATCTTCATCGGCATCTGGATCGAGGCGGCGAACGACTGAAGGGCCACGGCGAAGAAGTGCTCGGGCGAGGGCAGGGAGACCTGCATGGGCTTGGCGGTGATGCCCTGCAGCAGCATCGACTTGTCGAAGCCGCGGTTGAAGTTCTCGACCTGCTCGTCCATGCGATCGACGACCTCGCCGACCGGGACGCCCATGGCGCGGGCCATGTCCTCGATCTTGGCGTCCTTGTCGATCTCCAGGCTGAGGCCGGACTTGGCGTTCTTCCAGAAGCCCTCGCCGCCGGCGCCGCTGATCTTCTCCAGCGTCAGGAGGTCGTTGTAGCCGGGCTCCAGGAGGGAGCGCCCGTTGACCGTCCCGTCCTTCGACCAGATCAGGACCCGGTCAGGGTGGATCTGGAACTGACGGGGCTGGGTCTTGGACCGATCGACCGACGCCTCGTTGAAGCGGAACATCTTCGGTTGGCCGTAGCGCTCGGAGGTCTGGTCGGTTTCCCACTCGCTGACTTCCAGCTGGCCTTCCCAGGCGGGGATGACCTCGACGAGACCGAGGAGGCCTCCGGAGACCCGATCGACCGGCTCGTCGAAGCGCTTGCTGTCCGCCAGACGGAGGATGACGCCGGCATAGGCCCCGACGAGTCCGCGGCGGTCAGCCTCGGCCAGCTGCTGCCAGACGCGAAGATCGGCGAAGCGCTCCCGGATGTCCTTCTCAACCTTGGTCTCCGGCGTGTCGTCGCCGTCGTCCCGGGCGAACTCCTGAAGCCACGGATTGTCCTGCCAGGTCTTTCCTACCGTCTTGTCCACGCCGGCCCGGGCGATGCCGTTGCGGGTGTAAGCGTGGAAGGCCAGCTCGAAGGTGACCTCCTCGGGGAAGCCGAAGTCCGAGTAGTGGTTGTGCTTCGCGGTGCTGAAGTAGCCCGGGAACATGGTCGCCAGAGAGCGGGTGACCGTGTTGAGCAGGCTTTGACGGGCGCTCATCAGCGGCGGCGCTTCAGGAACATCGCGACCTTGGGCCCCTCGGGCGGGTCGACGTAGTTGAGCATCAGGGCGTCCGCGTAGTCAGGCGAGGCGATGCCGCGGCGTTTCAGGGCTTCCTTCGTCTCGATCACGATCTTGCCCTTCTCGTTCCGGCCCCACTTCACCAGCGAGAGCTGGAGGCAGAGGGCGTCGCTGTCCTTGTCGCCGGACGGCAGGGCGAGGAGGTCGGTCACCTGGTGCTCGATGCCGCCTTCGCGGCCTTCCAGAAACGCGACGTGTTCATGGGTGCGCTGCAGGGCGGTGCGGCAGAGCCACCAGACCTCGGCCTTAGAGTTGCCGAACATCTCCTCGGAGGTCCGTCCATCAGGCCAGCGGCGTTGGCTGGGCGGCAGGCCCGTGTTGACCGCGGAGACCGTCAGCCCGGCGACCTGGTTGTGCTTCAGCGTCGACGCGACGCCGGCGCCCACGCCCGGAGCATCGAAGTTGAGGAACGCTGCCCCGTGCTCCTTCGCGACGCTGAGGCCCCAATGCGCGGTCTCGGTCGTGTCCGGCTCGCCGCGTGACTGCGGCTTGGCGACGATCGGGCCCCGACGGGTGATGGCGACCGACTTGGACTTGCCGGCGCCGACGTCGAGGCCGGTGACGCCTTGGTTGGATGGGGCGAGCCTTGGCTCCAGTTGAGCCAGCCTCTTGGCGCTCTCGACCCACACGGCCGGGATGCAGATACCTTCGACCGAGGCCGAGTAGTCGATGTCGTATTCCGAGGCCCAGGTCGTCGGGTCGGAGAAGCTGGCTTCCTTGGCCGCGGCCCACTCTTCGGTCTTGCGAGGGTCGTCGCGCCAGTGGAGGCGGAAAATCTGGTGGGGCTTCAGGATCGAGTGGCGCTTGCGGGCGAAGAGGTTGCCCATGCCGTTGACCGAGGAGACCCAGATCACGCAGTCGGTGTTACCGGACAGGGCCTTCTCGACTGTCTCGGCGTTGGCGACGAAGGCCGCCTCATCGACCACGTACATGGAGGAGCGTCCGCCCCGGCCCATGTCCTCCCCGCCTTCACCCGTGATGACCGAACCCGTCTCGGGGTTGGTGATCCGCATGTAGTTGTCGTGCGAAGACCGGTTGAAGCCCTCCGGCATGAACTGCGACGGCTGCCGGTAGAGCATGATCCGGATCTTCGCGAAGATGCTGTCCGGGTCGTCCTTCTTGTCGACGTAGTCCACCTTGCGGGAGCCGAAGGTCGACTTGAACCCGGGGCGGAACAGCCACGCCCAGAGAGCGAAGCCGCCGCACAGGTAGGTGACCCCGACGTCCCGGCTCTTCTCCCCGAGCCCTTCCTCGCTGGCTTCAACCCGGGCCAGCAGCCAAGTGATGAACTCGCGTTGCTTGGGCCATAGCAGGAACCGGACGAACGCGCCGCCGGGCTTGCCGACGAGGCGGGGGTCGTAGGTCCATGCGTACTTGTCGAACCAGTAGAGCGGGTCGGCTGCGCAGCGGGCCTTCTCGGCCTCCCACCCGCCGGCCTCAGCCTCGATGCGCTCCCGTTCCTCCCGCTCCCGCTTCAGGCGGGCCTTCTGCTCAAGGAGAGCGAGGGCTTCACGCCTCTGGGGAAGGGGGAGGCTCTTCAACCTCTCCGGAGAGAGCGGCGAGGCGAGCATCAATCTCGGCCTCCGTCAGGTTGGCGTATTCAATCGGCCCGCCGCCCTTGCCGAACATCTCGCGCTTGTCGACCACGAGGCCGTTCAACTTGGCGACGTCCATTAGGGTCTGGCGGGCGACGCCGAGCTTGTTCGCCTCGCTAGTCCGCTCGCACTTTTCGGCGATCTTGAGCAGGCGCTCGGAGATGTCGGCGACCGTGATTTCGGCCCGGGTGGCGGCTCTGGAAAGGATCTCAGCGACGCGCGCCTCGACCTTTTCATTTCCTTTCAGCCGGATCGCGTTCCCGTCGTTGGCTTCGTAGCCGGCGGTGACGTACGCGGTCGAGGCTGGCTCGCCCTTCGCCAGTTCTTGGGCGAACCGTTCGTGGCGAGCATTTTCAAGGGCAGGCATTCGGCCTCCCGGCTTAGCGGTGGCGGGGCTTCCGCGCCCTCCCGAAGCCAGCCATTGCCGCAGCGCAGACATGGATCGGGGCACGAAAAAGGCCCCGAGACACAAGGTCTGGGGCCTCCCGGGCGCAAGAGCACCTATGACGTGTGTCCGGGATTACCTCTCCGCTGTCAAGACAGGTGCCTTGCGGTAAGCATCACAAGGGGCACGGCAACCCCCAGAACGAACGCCAGGCTGGAAATTCCGGATGCCCACGCTACCCCGATTTCTGCATGGTCTCCTTGCTCATCAGCCTTTTTCAGGTCGGCTCGGACTGACGCGAGCTCATCGACGTCATTCAGGCCTTCGTACACCTTCTCGGTGGAAGACCAGCGCCAGTACATCTCCATGTGGTGCATTAGCGCTGCCTCGCACAGGTGCGCGAAGGAAGCTGCTCCAACGCCCACTAGAAACAGCCAAGCTGAGATTAGTGTAGCTGCCGGAAACAGGAGATCTCCGTCCTTCAGGCCGAGGCTGAATGCAGCGAAGAGGGCGGCGCCGTTGCCGACCGCTAACGTCGTGACCCACTTTAGCCGCGCCTCGGCGTTGATGCCCTCAAGTCGGGCCGCCTTTTCTTTGAAAAGATCCGTCATCGTCACAAACGTCACTCCAGCCCGTACGCGATAGCTGCACAGTCGAGCCCGACGAGCAAGGCGTCGGACAGGCGCTTCTGGACAGAGCCGCTGTTGGACAGGCTGGAGAGGTTGGAGCCCTTTCCGGCCACCTCGCGCAGGACCCAGACGGCCCGGCCTACCTTCTCGACCTCGCTCCGTCCGAGGGCGCCGCGGAAGCTCCGGTCCTCCTCCTGGATCATGGCTTCTAAGTCGCGCATGAACATCTCGCGCTCCGCCCTCTTCTCTGCGAAGCCCTCGCCACCCCGGACGATCTTGCGGGTCTGGTCGATCGGGGGAGGGGTCAGGCCTTTCTCTGGGTCCAACAGCTCGTAGTCGGCCCGGAAGCGGAGGCCGGCCGCATGCTGCGTGGTCGTCAGCGACCCAGCGGTCATCAGTGTCTCGAGGCCATCCCGGTCGGCGCGCGGTGCGTCCTTGGCTCCTGGGAAGTTCGAGGTCCCGATGATCCGGCCGCGCAGGGCCTCTAGGGCTGAAAGTTCCTTGAGGTTGGCCTCGGCCTCCCTGCTGTTGAGGCGGGCTTGGATTTCCCGATCCAGAGCATCCAGGATGGCGTGGCCGGCGCGGCGCGCGGCGAGATCGCGCGAAGCCAGCTTCTGCTCAGCATCAGCGAAGCGATAGGCCTGGCCCTCGGTCAGGGTCACGCCGCGGATGGTCAGCGGCACGGCGTTGTCGTTGGCCGTCTCGACGTTGTCGTTGGCTCCGATCGCGCGAGGGAGCGACGGCTTGCCGTAGCGGTGGCGGCGCTGGTCGCGCTTCTTCTGACGGTCGGCCTTGCTCACTGAACGGTCTCCCTGATGGCGATGATGGCGGCTCGGGCGGCCGGCCCGTAAGTATCGACAGCTACGTCCCGGGCGTAGGTTTCGGCGATACTCACCGCCACCTCACTGAAGCCAGCGATACGCATCTCCGCAGAGGCGATGGCCACCGCCACGCGCTCGATTTCTCCTGCGGTTGGTTCGGTCACGCTGCGTCTCCTTGGGCGACCAGGGGGGTGTCGGTGTTGGCGGCGTCGACCTCGACCCGAACCTTGGCCCGATCGAGCCAGGCGGAGAGGTCGCGGGTGATGGCGGCGGCCACGGTCGCTGACCTGGCCAGCAGGGTCCGATCCGCCGGGCGCCAGCGGCAGTAGTGGTCGATCCACCGGCGGGCGTAGTCCTCGTCTCGCTCGCGGACGACGGCGGCGCGGAGCTCCGGGGGGCCGTCGAAGGTCCGGGCTGGGGCGTCCGAGGGGCTTCCCGCCGCTTCGGTGAAGCTGGCCCAACGATCTTTCATGATCAGGCGGTGGATGCCCTTGGCCCGGTCGCCGGCGTAGGTGTCGGAGCGGTAGGCGGCGAGGAGGCCAGCGAGCACCTGGTCGACCGACTTCCCTCGACGAAGCGCCGAGTTCAGCTCGAGCTCGACGTCGGCGCGGCTCGATCGCTCACGGGCCTTCGGTGGGCACTGCGACCAGATCGCCTCAACCTGATCCGAAGTCGCCTTCGGACTCTTCGTCCCCCCTGGGGGACTAGAGGGGGTTTGATATCTGATATCTGAAGAATGCTCTGGCAAAACGGTAGCATTTGCTACGTCCGTCTTGTTTGTTTTCAGCGCCTTAGCCTTCCCACCTCGTGAACCGGAAACGGCACGTTTGATCGACTTTTCGGAAGACTTTTCGAGCTCGATCGTCAGCCTATGGTTGGTCAGTTCGGCACCCTCGACGGTGAAGAACTCCAGCACCTCGTCGGCGATCTTGGCCCACCGCGAAGGGGAGCAGCCGGCGATGCGGGCGAGCTTCTTCGGGTCGTTGGGCAAGCGTCCGTCAGACCGCCACATGGTCATCAGGAGGAGCAGATAAGCCCCGTGCTGCTCCGTGGTCAGGTGGCGGGTGTCGCCCAGGTAGTCGGCGACGTAGAGCTGCATGAAGGGGGCGCTCATGCGTCACCGCCGAACGAGAAGCGCTCGCCGCGGGGATAGTCCTGCTCGCGGGCGAGGTTTCCGAAGCGGGTCGTGTCGCTGTCGAAGGACAGGCGAACGGTGCCGATGGGGCCGTGGCGCTGCTTGCCGACGATGACCTCGGCCTGGTTGCGGCACTGGTCCAGGGCCTCGATCCACTTCATGTGGGCGTCGGTGCCTTCCTTGGGCTCCGAGCGGCTGAGGTAGTATTCCTCGCGGTACACGAACATGACGCAGTCGGCGTCCTGCTCGATCGAGCCGGATTCCCGAAGGTCCGACAGCATGGGGCGCTTGTCGTCGCGGCTCTCGACCTGGCGGGAGAGCTGTGACAGGGCGATGATCGGGACGTTCAACTCCTTGGCCAGGGCCTTAAGGGCGCCGGTGATCTGGCTGACCTCCTGAACCCGGTTTCCGCCCTTGGAGTGGTCCGTGGTGATCAGCTGCAGGTAGTCGACGACGATGAGGTCCAGGCCATGCTTACGGGCATGGCGGCGGGCCTTGGCGCAGAGCCGGGCGATGTTGATGCCGCCGGTCTCGTCGATGTGCAGGGGGATGTCCCGAAGCTCGGCCTGGGCGTCCTTCAGGCGTCGGAACTCGGTCTCGTTGATCAGGCCCTTGCGGATCTTGTCGTTGGAGACGCCGGCGCGGTCGGAGACGATGCGGAGCGCCAGTTGCTCCTTCGACATCTCGAGCGAGCCGAAGAACACCCGGCCGCCGGCGACGGTGCGGCGCTCCTGGGTCTCGGGATCAACCACGGCCTTGTAGGAGCGGGCCACGTTGAAGGCGATGTTGGTCGCCAGCGCCGTCTTCCCCATCGACGGACGGCCGGCGAGGATAAGCAGATCGGAGGGATGCAGGCCGCCAAGCTTCTGATCGAGGTCGCTCAGGTCGGTGGCAAGGCCAGTCAGCTGGCCGTCGCGCTTGTAGGCGGCCTCGGCCTGGGCAAGGGCCCCGTCCAGGGCTTCGGCGAAGGTGGCGACCCCCTTGGCCTGCTCACCGGCCTCGGCGAGGCCGAATAGGGCTCCCTCGGCCTTGGAGACGTGCTCCTCGGCGCTCATGGCTGGGTCGGCAGCCTCGGCGACGATCTCGCCTCCGATGCGGATCAGGTCGCGACGGACTGCGAGGTCATAGACGGCCCGGGCATACTCAGGGGCCCGAGATGGCGGCGGCGCCGCGTCGACCAGGCGGTAGAGGTAGGCCAGCCCTCCGAAATCGGTGAAGCCCGGGTCGCTCGCGAAGTTGTCGGCGAGCAGGGTCGGGTCAGCCGAGCGCCCGCCGGCCGCCGCCGCAGTGATCGCGTCGAACAGGCGCTGGTGGAACGGCTCGTAGAAGTGGGCTCCGCGCAGCTTCTCGGGCAGCCGTTCGAACACGGCGTTGTCGTACAGCAGCGCGCCCAGGAGGGACTGCTCGGCCTCGATGTTGACCGGGAGCGCGGGCTGCGAGTCTCGCGGGTCCATCACGCCGCCTTCTCCTGATCGAAGAGAGGGCCGCACTTGATGGCCTCGACGCGGGATAGGGCGGCGTCGGCGAACCGATGCAGTTGTTCGGCGACGGCTGGGTAGCGCTTCTCGCGCGACTTGGCCTCACGGCGCATCAGGCGGGCGTAGTGGAGTTCGGTGTCGACGATGTCGTTGCGGTTCATGCCTCGTCCCCGTCGTTGGCGGCCTTCGGCAGGCGAGCGAACAGGCGCTCTGCCTCGGCCGCAGCAACCTTGCGCGGGAGGATGTCGCGGCCGGCCTCGTAGGCTTCGCGGCTCAGGATCGAGGAAGCGGTTGGGTTGCCGTGCAAGGCCATGAGCTGAACCCGAACGGCTCCAGCGAGTGACTGCGCGAAGTCCGCGCGGTCTTCCTCCGGCAGGTCGATGATCTCACAGGCGACCAGGGAGGCGGCGCGAGCGTCCAGTGCCTTCTGTCGAGCGGTCCGGTCGACGCGAGACTGCTCACGTTCCCGCCGGCGGTCGATCTTCTCGACGATGACTCGTTCGTTGCGGCTCAACGCAGGCACTCCAGGACAAGTTGACGGACGCGCGGCCAGGGGAGATCGCCTTCGAGGGCCTTGGCGCGGATCAGTGAGGCGCAGATGCCGTCGGCGACTTCAGAGGCCCGCAGAGGGGAGGGCGCGGGCCTGATCACCTCCAGCGAGCGCCTACGGTTCGCCAGCCGCCGAACGAGGCCGCGCTCTTCCAAGGCGGTGATGAGGCGGTGGATGCTGCTCTTGCCCTCGATGTCGAGACGATCGGCGATCTCGCTGTAGGTCGGCGACACGCCGTCCACGGTCAGATCTTCGATCGCCTTCAGGCAGTCAGCCTGCCGCCGTGTGAGCCCCATCGTCATCCGATCCAGCTCCCATTGTCGTTGGCGGAGAGCGTCAGGCGCTCGATCTCGGTGGCGGTGATGGCGCGGACAGCGTCCATGCCGCCTAGGTCTCGTATCGTCCGCATGGCCCCAGCGAGCCGGGCGCGGGCGATCGCGATGTTGTCGGCCCGCTGGATGCCCCGAGCGGCGGCCTCGAAAGCAGCGGCGGCGTTCATGCGGCGTATCTCCGCAATGAGCGTTCATAGGCCTTGGGGTCGGGCTTGTTGCCGAGGAGTGACCGCGAGACAGCGCGGCGCGCATGCTCAGCGCAGTAGGTCTCGACGGCCTTGTTCGAGACCTCGGGGACAGGTTGGCCGCAGCAGAGCTGGTTCGCCGGCCGATCGGGCTCGCCAACGGGCCAGGAGCAACGACCGAAGGGCCGAGCGATCAACAGCACGGCATCGTCGTTGGCGGGCGCGGCGAAGCGAGCGAGGACGCTCCTGCCGTAGATGGCGTGTTCCTCTGAGCGCCGCTGGGCCTCAGCGGCGTTGACCGTCCCCACCTTCCCGAACACCGCGGCGGGCTTCAAGTGCGGGCCCTGCTTTGCCGGCTGACGCTTGGTCTTTGGGTGCGGGTTGGCGAGAGCACGGGCGCTGCGGGCCGCGTTCGCACGTTGCAACGCCTCAATCGACCTCTGCCTGGCAGCGGCGTTCATCCGGTTCGCCCAGGCCAGGTTAGCCTGAATGACTTCGGGCGAGTGCTTCAGTCCCAGCCGCGACAGACGTCCGATGATCTGGTTTCGCGTGAGGCTCATAGCCTCCGCAATCTGGCCGCTCGTCTTGAACTGAGCGTGGTGCTTGCGCAGTTCGACGTCCCGCTCGGGCCAGGGACGGACAGGCTTGGTGGTGGTCATGCTGCGCTCCTGAAATTCATGGGGTCCCAGCGGCCGGCCTCCTTCGGGAAGCGCAGGCGCAGGGCGCAGAGCCAGACACCGAAGGCGTCGGCTTCGTCTGAGACGATGGGGGTGAGGCTGTAGTGACGGGCCGCAGCCATCATGAGCTGCTTGTCGGCCCGTCCGTCGCCGGTCAGGGCCTTCTTCACTTGGCTGGTGGCGACCTCAGCGACCTCGATGCCCAGGCGGTGCCCGATCATCTCAGTGACGCCCGCCATCCCCTGCAGTTTGCGGGTGGTGGCGATCTGGGTCTGCCCAGCGAGGATCGGGGCCTCGATGACGATGAGAGTGGGCCCGACCTCGCGAACCTTGGGCTCCAGCCAGTCCTGCCAGGCACACAGGAACCGACCCACGTCGGGACCGGTCGAAGGCATGACGACATGACCGAGCGTCGGAACCTCGCCGGTGTCGGCGGGCCCGAAGCAGAAGCCGGTCTGGGTCGCGAGGTCGAGCGCCAGCAACATCAGGCGGCGGCCTCTTGCTCGGAGGCGTCGTTGGCCGCATCAGGCGTCTTGGCATACGCGGCGGCCATCTCGGTCTGAGCCCGACGCCAGCCTTGCGAGAAGTCGGGATGATGGGCCGGCGAGACCCAGTCCGGCGGGACCTCGTCTTCACCGCGGCGACCCATGGCGTAGCCTTCAGCATCCGCGTCGACGGCATCCCGGGCGCCATCGCCCAGGCCGAACAGATCGGGTTGCGCGCCGGCGGGCAGGCCAGCCCAGCGGCGGAGCTTGGCGCGGCGCTCCTCCTCGGCGACTAGGTCACGGACGCTGGCCTTGCCGTCGTCCAGGATGGCCTGCAGCTCCTTGCGCTTGAAGCCGTCGCCCTTCGCCTCGTTGAACATGTCGTTCATGACTGAGCGCTCGGCGTCGAGCTCGGCCTTCTTGATCGCCACCCGGTTCTGCTGGGTCCGTAGCTTGTTCAGGTGCGAGAGGAAGTTGGCTTCCTCGTTCGCGTTCGGGATCTGCGGCGACGACCCGGCTTCCGGAGTCTCCGGCTCACTCTTCAACTGTCGGGCCATGCTGGCCTCCTTGCTGACCGCTCAGCGGGGCGGTCGGTCCCGTCCGGTCACGCCGCGCGAAGCGGCGAAGGGGTGGCGGCCTCGATCGCCCGGCGGACACCGCGGACGCGCTCAAGCGCTTCTTCGGCGTCGCGCTCGGCGGCAGCGATCAGGTCCATGTCGTTGGGGGAGAGGCGACCGTCGGCCAGGGCCTCGCGGACAGTCGAGACGACGTCCATGCTCTCCTGGGCCAGGTCGAAGGCGAGCTCTTTGAGGCAGCCGGTGATCGGCTTGGCCTTGCAGAGATCGAACAGGGCGGCGCTGTAGATCGGGCGGGCGATGTACGCCTCAAGGTCCGCGATCACGTCCGCCGGCATGGTCGAGGCGTCGTGCGGGTTCTGATAGCCGGAGAGCGCCGACTTCTTCACCCGGCAGGCGCGCGCAGCCTCCTCCAGGCCCCCGCAGGCCTCGATCAGTTCGCCAGCGAGGCGGGAGTGTTCGCGATGGCTGAGCTTGTTCACTGGATGTCTCTCGGGCGTTTCCGGATGACCGGGGCGAGCGTTCAGAGGATTGGGGAGGCTGGAAGTTCGGGGGAGGCGGGGGCGTGGTCGTTCGCGGGTGCAGGATGTTCAGCGGCTTCGACACGGAGGCCGAAGGCTGGGCGCTGCGGGAGGTCCGGACGCTCTGCGGCCTCACGCTGGGCGGCGACCGCGGCGTTGAAGAGGACGCGCTGGGAGCCCAGGACAGCGCCCCGACGCTGGAGCCGGCGCGCGACCGCGATCACCTGCGCCTGATCAGCAGCCACGGAAGCCTCCGGTGAAGAGAACGGCCCCGGCGGGGCGTGAGGAATGGGGGTCAACCCCGCCGGGGGTCACGACGCGGGCTTGGGGGGAACCGCGGCGCGATGTCGTGGAGGCTGACATTCAGGCAGCCTCGTCATGGGAGTTGTCGTCGTTGGCCGCGCGCTTGGCGGGGAGGGGCCAGGAGCTCACCGGAATGCCGAGCTCTCGCTCCAGCTTCAGGGCCAGCGCGAGCGAAGGCGATTTGCCTCCGGCGAGCAGCTGATGGGAGTAGGGCTTGCTTACTCCGAGGCGCTGGAGATCGGCGGCCTTGATGTCGAGAGCGGCTTTCATGACGCCGAAGGTATGCGAATGACATACTTCTCGGCAAGCGAAAAAGTATGCTCTCAGCGAAACGACAGCGTTGGCGCGAACGCGCACAATGTATGGATGGAGCACAACCACCTTCGCGCCTGGCGAAAGTTCCGCCATTTGACGCTCGACGAGGTCGCGGCGGCGATCGGCTCGACCAAGGCCACTGTTCAACAGCTCGAGGTCGGCCGCATGTCGCTGTCGCAGAAGTGGCTGATCAAGATCGCGCCCGTCCTCGGCACGACGCCAGGCATGCTGCTCGACCACGATCCGAACGATCTTCCCACCAGCGTCCTCGAGACCTGGGCCTCGATCCCGTCGGAAGATCAGCCGAAGGCCCTGGAAGTGCTGAAGGCCTTCAAGAGAACGGGCACGGACGGATGATCGCTATCCTCGCGGCGCTGGCCCTCCAATCAGCGCCTCCGTACCTTCAGTTCATGGAGGAGGCCGAAGCGCTTGGCCGCGCGGCTTACCTGGGCGGCGTGTGCGCCGGCATGGGCATCGTGGAGACCGACGAGGGCGCTCTGCAGGACCTGGCTGACGATTTCATACGCCGTGCCACGATCGCGCGAACCGACGGCCCTGTCCTAGACGGCGCTCTGCAGTCCGGTATCCAGCGCGAGAAGGAAGCAGTCGCGCTCATGATGGACCTCGGGCCCGACGACGGGTCCGCGCGTCGCCGACAGCGGGAAGATCAGGCTGCTGAGTACTTCGGAAAGGGCTGTGCCGACCTCACGCTGGACTATCCGGAAGCCTTCAAGCTGCCGGCAGAAAACTAACCGGCCTTTCGGGGGAGAGCCGCATGCTTGCCTACATCGCCGCCCTGGCGATCCAATCGACGGGTCCGTCCGACGTCATGGAGATTTGGGGCGACATCAGCGAAGAAGACCGGCCAGCAGCCATTCGCGCGCTGTGGGGCTTCCGCCGCACGGGGACCGACGGATGATCACGCTCGCTCTTGCTTTGCTCGTCCAGAGCGCGGAGCTGCCGAGGGATATCCCGGTATGCATTGCCTATCACGAGCGCCTGGTCCGGCGCGGCGAGTCTTCGGCGCCCGCCATCGGTGAAGAGCGCGCATCGGACGTCGGTGATCCGATCCTGGTCGCGTCGCGCTACGAGGTTCGTGATGCCGGACTGACTCTTAGCGAGCCGCTGGTGATCTCTGGCACGACGAGCCGGGCACCCTTTACGTTGATCATCCCTGTAGGCACCGGGATCGTCGAAGAGCCGGCCGGGTATAGCGCGAGGGGGTACGTCTTCAACGGTCAAGGCCCTAAGCCCACCGCGGTCCATTTCGAGCCTGACGGCAGCGGCAACCCGGTCGCCAGGGTGTCCTGGGGCTGGGTCAAGGAGCGCCATCAGATTACTCAGGGCGTCTTCCGCACCGCGCCCACGGAATGCGTCTCAGTTCCGCGTGACAGCCTGACACGGCAGCTCGCCTTCACCGGCATTTCGCGCGGGGTTGTCTCCCTCGAGTATCGGGAGTTCTCCGGCGACATGGCGCGGCCGGCGTTCACCCAGGTAGCGACCTACGATCTCGCGGACGGGACTACCATTGGCTTCCGCGGCGCTCGGATCGAGGTGCTGAGCGCCGACAACACCGAGATCCGGTATCGCATCCTTCGGACATTTGACTAGGCCAGCGAGCGCGGTTCGGGGCGGCGGGGCCTGTTAACTGGACCTAAATGGCCGACTCGTGCATTATGCAACTGCGCGCGACACGGTGAATCTCCGGGCCGTAGCCAGTTCGTTTTAAGGCAAGTGGACGGGTGCAATGTGGGGGAAAACGGAGTCCCCACCGCGCAAGAAGGGGCGGGAGACCGCCCCTTTTTCATTCGAGCGGCCACACGCGCTGAAATCGCTTCCGCTTCCGCTTCACGTCGTCCGAGCCGAGCGCGTGGAAGGTCACAACGAACAGCCGCCGCCGTTCCGCACAGCACTTCACGGTCAGCTGAAACCAGCGCTGGAACTGTTCTGACCAGTACAGAAAGGTCATGTGCCGCGCCCGGTCGTGGAAAGCCTCGCCGTTGCGGATGGCGATTCCAACGATCTCAAGATGGGGGACCTCGAGGCCATGCTTGTCGAGCGCCTTGCGGGCGTACTCGTGGGCCATTCTGATCTCACGGGACGACGCATTTAGGTAGCCGTTGAGGTAGGCCGAGATTCGGCCAACGACCCGTTCCGATCGCTGTCCGCTCTGGAGGAATCGTTTCCATTCACCGACGTCCATCTGCGCACCGTAGCGGGTTGGGCGCCTCGCTCAACGCACGGGGGCGGAACGGTCCACATTCTACGCGGCGTCGTCGACCCAGGGGTCTGCAGCCTCTTCTGTGGGCGTCGGCGTCTGCCCGAAAGTCGCGATCAGTCGCGGCTCTTCCCATAGATCCTCGTCGGGATGCCCCTCGACCGAGAACACCGCGACGCCGTCCGCACCGGCGATCAGTACCTCCGCGCCCTCACGCGCCCGCTCCTCGTTTAGGAATTGATGCACCTGGCCGCCCTGAAGCCGCCCGCGGCGGATCCAGAAAGCCTGTGCGCAAAAGATCGTCTTTCGAGCCAATCGTTCGTCTCCTCTCGCGTTAACGAATCATCGGTAGGTGGCCCGGAGTCGAGTCCCGCTACTGAGGGGTGCGACCAAAACTGACGCATGGCTTGGCGGGAAAGTATGCTGTCAACATATTTTCCCTTGCGTCCAAAAGTATGATCTGCACATACTCTCTCCATCAACCGGAGAGACCGCATGTCGCTCAAGTCCAAAACCCAGCGTGACCGCGCCGCCGCCTTTGAGGCTGCTGTGCGTGACCTGGCCGTCGCTGCCGAAGCGCAGCGCTTGATGGCTCTGGCCGCCCTGTCGCGGGGCGCGCTGTGAACGCCGCCGCCGCTGACCGCGCCCGCTATTACGCCGCGCATTTCGGTTCGGCCGCCGCCGCCTTGGAGGTGGTGAACCAGCCGGGCCACAACGACGCGTTCGACCGCGACGTCGTCACCCACCTGAACACGATGCGCCGGGACGAAGCTCTCGCTGCCCTCTCGATGAAGAAGGCGGCTTGAGATGGAACACGTCTCAGCACCGCTGGCCCGCGCCCTTGAGGGCGTCGCGTCCCGGCTCTCCTGCATCAACGAGCTTCGTGAGTGCACGGCCATGAGCGCCGTCGACACCGCCATCGAGGAGATCCGCGAGTGGGTCGACCGGTGGGGTCCGCACATGAAGGTCAACGACCCCGAAGAGTACGCCAAGACGCAGCGCATCCTCGGGACCCTGATCGAGCTGCAGGCCAACGAGGTCCAGATCTCCGTCCGCGAGGGCGAGGTGAAGCACATCCGGGAGGTCGAGGCCGCCCGGGTCGAGCAGGACCTCGCAGCATGAGCGCCATCCCCAACACCGAGCTGGCGGTCCTCATTCAGAGCCTCGCCACCGTCTGCGCCGTGCCGGCCGTCGTCCTTGGTGTCGCGGCCTGGCTGAAGAGGAGCGAGAAATGAACCGCGATCGGCTGAGCATCCTGCGTCGCCGCCTGTCCGAAGTTTCGGATGAGCGCTTCGACATTCGACACCTGCTGACCAACGAGGATGGTCAGAACGAGGGCTTGCGGAAGGATGCACAGTCCTTCCTCGGGCGCTGTGGCACGGCCGCATGCATCGCCGGATGGGCGAACTCGATCTGGGGCGGGTTCGACAGCGGCAGCGCGATGGAAGCGCTCGACCTGAGCGAAATTCAGGGCCTTGAGCTCTTCGAGCCCGCCGGCTTCGAGGACGGCGGCTACACCCGTGCCGACGCTATCGCCGCCATCCAGTCGATGCTCGACAACCCGGCTGACGATGCTCTGCCGGTTTGGCCGGAGGCGCCGCAATGATCGCCCAAGGTCTGATCAAACACACCGCCCGCCTTCGCTGGGTCGACGCCGCCGGCAATGAGCAATCCGAGCGACACGCCGCTTGGTCAGCTCGCCGGGCGACGGAAATGGCCTGGGGCCGCGCCAAGTCGATGAAACTGTCGGGCGAGGCGAAGGCCTTCCGCATCGACCACGCCGAGCGCCCGGTCCTCTCGGAGGACGGCCTCGTCCTGATCGCCGCCAACGACGAGTTCGGCATCCCGCCCTGCGCCGCCTGATGGGCCTGAGCCTTCTCGCGATCGCCGTCGGCCTGCTGGCCATCTTCTCCATCCCGCTTCGGAGGAAGCCGTGACCCTTCACCAACCGCTCCCGATGCCGACTTCCGGCAAGATCAACCAGCCCGGCGTCTACGCTCTGCCGATCGAGGTGTATCACGGCCAGCCGACGGTCGGCCCGTCGATCAGTTCCAGCGGGCTGCGCACCATCTGGCAGCAGAGCCCGGCGCACTACTACGTCGACAGCGCCCTGAACCCGAACCGCGCTCCGGGGGAGGACCGGCCTGCGTTCGCGGTCGGCCGACTGGCGCACAAGCTGCTCTTGGAAGGCACCGACGGCCTGGCCGAGGAGTTCGTGACCCGGCCGGAGCAGTGGTCGGACTGGCGGACGAAGGAAGCCCGCGTCTGGCGCGACGAGCAAGTCCTCGCCGGCAAGACCGTCATCACCGACGCCGACCTCGCCGCCGTCACGGGCATGGCCGAGAGCCTCGCCACGCATCCTCTGGTCGAGCAGGGCATCCTGGACGGATTCGTCGAGCGGTCGCTGCTCTGGCAGGACGCCAAGACAGGCGTGTGGCTCAAGAGCCGCCCGGACGTCATCCCGAACTCCTCGGGCCTGTTCGCTGACCTCAAGACCACGGCGAGCGTGGCTGACGACGAGTTGGCCCGGTCGCTGGCCTCCTACGGCTACCACATGCAGGCCGCCCTGGTGGGCATGGCCTCCGAGGCCGTCCTCGGTCGCCCGATGGAGGAGTTCGCCCTCGTCTGGGTGGAGAAGGCTCCGCCGCACTGCGTCCGTGTGACAGTGCTGACGGGCGCCGACATCGAGCGCGGCCGCATGCAGCTGCGCTCCGCCATCGATCAGTTCGCCCGCTGCCTCGACACCGGGCGCTGGCCGGGCCCCGGCGGCGACCGCGCCGACGCCGAATACCTCGAGCTCCCGGCCTGGGCCGCGACGCGCATCGACCGCGAGCTCGAACTGCAGGCCGCCGAGGCCAACGACAATCACTCCCATCCGAAGGCTGCCTGATCATGAGCAACGCTGTCACGACCACCTCGCCGAAGCCTCCGATCATGGCGGGCGGTCAGGTCGCCGCCCTGGTTCCGCAGTCGCTCGACGAAGCCTTTCGGGTCTCGCAGGCCATCGCCTCTTCGGGACTGGCTCCCCGCGGCCTCGACAAGCCTGAGCAGATCATGGTCGCCATCATGGCCGGCGCTGAGCTGGGCCTCGCGCCATTCCAGGCGCTGCAGTCCTTCGCCGTCGTGAACGGACGCCCGACCCTCTGGGGCGACGGCCTGATGGCTGTGGCTCGCGCTCAGGGGATCAAGGCCCACGAGACGATCGAAGGGGAGGGCGACGACATGATCGCCTACTGCACCGTCGTGCGCCCCGACACGGGCGAGCAGATCGACCGCCAGTTCTCCGTCGCGGACGCCCGCAAGGCTGGCCTCTGGAACAAGACCGGCCCGTGGCAGCAGTACCCCCGCCGCATGCTCCAGATGCGCGCTCGCGCCTGGGCTCTCCGCGATGGCTGCGCCGACATGCTCCGGGGCTTCCAGGTCCGCGAGGAGGTCGAGGACTATCAGCCGGTCCGCGATGTCACCCCGCGCCAGGCCCCGAACCTCGCCGCCCGCCTCGCCGCGCCGAAGGCTGAGGACGCGCCGGCCGAGGGCTTCTCCGTCCACAACGCGCTGGGCGACGACGACATCCTCGAATTCGACGCTGGTTCTCCGGCCGCGTCGGATGAGCCCTCCCTTGCCGAACAGGATGCCCCGGCAGGGGAGGGTGACTTCCCCGGTGATGGAGGAACCACAGCCGGGCCCGCTGAGGCCAACGCCGATGAAGGGTCGGGCCTGGCTGTGGACGTCATCGCGTGGGCGGATGCGCTGATCCGCGACCTGCCGTTCGTGACTCCTGACGCCGTCGCGGCGCTGGAGACCAACCGCAAGGAGCTGGCGAAGTTCGCCGTCCTGCGCGCCACGGACCTGGCGAAGGCCAAGGAGCTGGAGAAGGCGATCAACAGCGCCAAGGACGGCACCCAATGACCGTCATCCGCGTCATCGACTTCGAAACGACCGGGATCGAGCCGCCTGCCGAAGTGGTCGAGGTCGGGTTCTGCGACCTGACGCGCGACGACACCGGCGCATGGTCGGTCGGTCGCCCGTCGGCCTACCTGTGCGGGGTCGCCGCGATCCCGCCGGAGACCCGCGCCGTCCACCACATCACCGTCGCCGATTGCGCCGGCCAGCCGGCCTATGACCCCATCGCCCTGCTTGAGAGCGCCTTCCACTGCGCCGTCCTCGCCGCTCACAACATGGAGTTCGAGGCGAAATGGCTGCAGGTCGAGGGCGCGGCGCCGATGCTCTGCACCTACAAGGCCGCCCTCCGGGTCTGGCCGGACGCGCCGGGCCACTCGAACAGCGTCCTGCGTTACTGGCTGGAGGATCAGGGCCTCCTGACCCTCGACCACGCGACGGCCATGCCGCCGCACCGCGCGGGCCCGGACGCCTACGTCACCGCCCACATCCTCAAGGCGCTCTTCGCCGCCGGCGCGACCGGCAAGGACATGGTCGCCTGGACGAAGGAGCCCCGCCTCCTGCCGACCTGCCCGATCGGCAAGTTCCGCGGAAAGGCCTGGGCTGAGGTCGAGGCCGGCTTCCTCAACTGGATGCTCGGCGTCCCCGACATGGAAGCGGACCTGAAGTGGAACGCCCGCCGTGAGCTCGAGCGGAGGGCCGCGTGAACCTCCGCCCCCTTCTCGAAAGCCACGTCGGCCTGATGGCAAACCAGCTGGTCGACAGCTCGCTGGAGACTACCCGGCTGTACTGGCGCAAGAAGTCCGGTGCGACGCCGCTGGAAGCCGCCGACCCGCGCCCGTTCGCCGTCGTCCTCGCCGAGAGGGCTGCAGCATGAATCCGCCCGTCTCCGCCATGCCCGAGCGCCCCGACGTGGAGATCGAGGCCCGCCGGCCCCTGACCCGCCGCGAGACCATCGAGCTTGCCGTTCGCCAGGGCGGCCGGTGCGGCTGCGGCTGCGGGTTCAGGCTCGACGCCCTTTCCGAGGGCGTGATCGACGAACACGTCCTCGCTCTCACGCTGGGCGGGACGAACGACCTCGCCAACCGCGCCCTGTGGCGGAAGCCCTGCGCCCAGGACAAGACCAAGTGGGACCGCTCCGCCAACGACAAGGTCCGACGCCTCCGCGGCGAGACCTGCGCCGGCGAACCCGCCCGCAAGCTGCAGGGCCGCGGCTTCGGCGACCGGACGCGCAAGTTCAACGGCGAGGTTTCGCTGACCAAGGCCGCCAGAAGGCAAGCCGAGGGCGGATGCGACAAGCTGGCTGGGTATGAGCCGAAGGCGAATGCACCAAAGGACCGCCCCCAACCCGACAGCGGGGAGGGTGGGCGATGAGCGTTTCCATCCTGATCGGAGACGTGCGGGACCGTCTGCGGGACATGCCCGCGGACTCCGTGGACTGCGTCGTCACCTCGCCGCCGTACTGGGGCCTGCGCGACTACGGTGTGGCCGGGCAGATCGGCCTTGAGCCGACGCTGGCCGAACACCTCGCCGTCATGGTGGACGTGTTCGAGGAGGTCCGCCGCGTCCTGAAGCCGAGCGGCACCCTCTGGGTCAACTACGGCGACTGCTATGCGACCAGCCCCAACGGACGCTCAGCGGCCGATACGAAGGCCGCGGGCACCGATGACCGAACCTTCCGCGACAAGCCCTTCAGCACGATCCAGGGGCTGCTGAAGCCCAAGGACCTCTGCATGGTCCCGAACAGGCTAGCCATCGCCCTGCAGGAGGCGGGCTGGTGGGTCCGCAGCGAGATCATCTGGGCAAAGCCGAACCCGATGCCGGAGAGCATCACGGACCGGCCAGCGACGAGCCATGAGAAGATCTTCCTGCTGTCGAAGGCTCCCCGCTACGCCTACGACGCTGCGTCCGTCCGCCAGCAGCGCACGTCAGACGAGGACGCCGTGATCTTCCGCGGCGGGTCCTACGTCGGCGGCGAGACGGACAACGGCACGACCGGCAAGCGGACGGTCCGCGGCAATAAGCGCCTGCGCGGCCACGCTCGCGAGCACGAAGGCCTCACGGGCCGCTGGGACGGCATGACCCGCGCCGAGCAGCAGTCCAATGGACGGAGCCTGCGCAACTATGAGCCTGCGCCGGTCGAGGTCTGGGTGATGGCGACCCGCCCATTCTCGGAGGCCCACTTCGCCACCTTCCCGCCAGAGCTTGCCGAGCGCTGCCTGAAGGCTGGCTGTCCTGCCGGCGGAACTGTCCTCGATCCCTTTGGCGGCGCCGGAACCACGGCCCTGGTCGCCGACCGCATGGGCCTCGACTGCACGATCATCGAACTGAACCCCGAGTACGCCGAGATCGCGCGCAACCGCATCGCCAGCGAGCAGGGCATGTTCGCCAACGTCAGCGTGGCCGCATGACCTGCGCCCCCTGCCATATCGCCCAGCAACGCGCCCGTTCCTCTGGTTTCAAGGACTGGAGAGAGGGCGTCTGCGGAGACTGCGCGGCTGTGGATCTGGATGCCTGGCTGAAAGAGCGGGGCGCGCCGGCCGATCAACAAGACCTCTTTGGAGCAGCGGCATGACCATTCAACAAGACTCCGCCCCTGAGCTTTGCCTGCCGTGTTCGCGCGGGTTCAAAGAGTGCGACTGCCGGGAAGACTCCGCCCCTGATGGAGAAGGGCTTGGTTCAAAGCCTTCGGCTTTACCCACCGAGCAGGCCGGGAAGCCGGTTCTCGCCCTTCACCACGAGCCCCTGGTTTGCGCCGTCCGCGAGACCGTCGAGGTTATGCGGATCACGCTGTGCGGCTCTACCCGCTTTCGCGACGAATACGAGCTCTGGAACAAGCGGCTGACCTTGGCCGGGTTCCTAGTCTACTCCGTGAGCGGCTTTGGTCACTCGGGAGACGTGTTCACCGACGAGGAGAAATCGCGCCTCGACCAAATCCATCTCGCCAAGATCGACGCTTCTCACGCCGTCGTCGTCATCAATCCCGGCGGCTACATCGGAGCCAGCACCGCGCGCGAGATCGAACACGCGCGGGCCTCGGGCAAGGACGTCTATTTTCTGTCCCACGGGCGGACGGTCTATCAGCTACGAACCGGCCCGGACGGCGCTGGGTCACTCCGTTACCGCGCCTTCGACTGGTCGCCGAGGCTGGCCGCCATCAGTCCCGCCGAGCAGGTGGGTACGGACGAGCCGTCAGGCGAGGGAGTGCAAACAACCCCCGAAGCTGAACGGGATGCGCTTCGGCTTGCGATCTTGGGCGGCGAGGATGTGCCCGGCGTGGCCGCTACGGTGTCCGTCGAGCAATGCGTCAAGTTCCTGCTGGAAGAGCGGCAGGTTCATGAGTGGTCGGCAGAACAGCAAGCCGAACTCGACACCGCTCGCGCTGATCTCGCCCGGAAGGATGCGGCGCTGTCCCAGGTTGGCCCGAAGGCGCGTCAGTGGGCTGGCTTCTACCCCGAGGCAAGCGACGGTCGAAACACCTTCATCATGTTCGCCGAGTGGGCCGAAGGCCTCCACGCCTCAGCCCGCCAAGCCCTCGAAACAAAAGCAGGGAGAGCGTCGTGATCCTGGTTCCGATCCTTCTTCGCTCGGACTGCCGAGTTGAACTTTACCTGCCCCACGACCTGACTCCGTCAGAAGCAGAGCGCATCTGCCGCGTCGTGACCTCGTATGTCGATGAAGCGGGCGTGTTTCGAGCCCCAAAGCCAACATGGGAAGCCTACGCGGCCTCTGTCTCTGGAGCCCTTCAATGACCAACCAAACCGCTCCCTGTGAGGGAGAAGCCCAGGCCGTCGTTGACGAGTTCGTCAAGGAGATGCGCCAGCGCGGCTATTGGGACGACTGCCCCGAGATCGCTCCGCATGACGTGCGGCGGATGCTCGGCGACATGGAAGCGGACCTGTCGGCCCCCACGGCTCCTGTAGCTGGCGTCTCGGTCGGAGAGATCATGCACCGCGAGACCATGACCGTCGCCGACCTGATCCGGTGCGCCCGCGCCAACGCCGCAGCCATGCACGAGGGCAGCAATCTGGCCGGGCTCCTTGAGCAGATGGCAACCGCCCTGTCAGCCCCCACGGCTCCGGTAGGAGTGGATAGGGAGGTCCTGGAGCGCATCCGAGGCGACATCACCGATCTTCGGGCTGAACACGAAGTCATGGTGGGGGCGTCTGACCCGTCCCAATGGACGATCGACGTGTCGGTTTCCGATCTGGAAGCCATCCTCGCCGCCCTGTCCGCCTCCCCCCAACCCGGTGAGGGGGGTAGCGGGGAGCCCGCATGCTGGATTTCGCCGAAGGGTCTCGAACTGCTGGCGCTCGGCAAGCCGGAGGTCCGCGCCCTCGTCCAAATCGGACGCGACGACGACTACGCCAAGCCCCTCTACGATCACCCAGCCTCAGATAGCCGGGATGGGGCGCTGATCGACCAGATCACAGCGCTGCTGGCCATCGAGAACCCGTCGCACCGCATCCCCGGCCATGCTCGCGAACTACTGTCCCGCGCTCTAGCAGCCCTCTCTATAGTTGGGGGAGGGGGTGCACTACGGCCTGCGGCCTCCGTACCTACCGAGCCCGAGGCCGCCGGCAGTTCTCGCCAGGAGGCAGCGGATGGCTGAACCTCGAGCGATACCGCCCCGCCTGCTGAGCGAGGACCAGGCCGCCGAGTATCTCGGCATCCCGAAGGCCGAGATCGTCCGCCAGGGCATCGGCCGCGTCCCCTTCGGCCGCTACGTCCGCTACGACCGCCGGGCCCTCGACGCGCACCTTGACGCGCTCAGTGGCCTGGCCTCCCAATCCGCCAACGACGACACCCCGGACGCCGCCTTTGACCGCTTCCTTCGCGATGAACCTGCCCGGTCTGCATAG